AATTGGTACCCTAAAAAATAAATGTCGAAATTTTATACAAATGTAGTATGTCTTGGTAATTATATTTTCGAAAGGGGAGTCGAAAATGGAATACCTTTTGAGAATAAAACAGAATTTAAGCCCACCCTATATATCCCCACCACAAGTAAGACCGATTGGCGCACACTTGAAGATAATCCCGTTGGACCCGTTCAATGGGGTACTATTAAAGAAACCCGTGCAGCATTAAAGAAGTATGAAGGTGTAGAGAATATGAAGCTCTATGGTCATACTAATTTTAATTATTCCTATATTGGAGAAACCTATCCGAACAATATCGATTATAATTTAGAACATATTAAAATATTGTATATTGATATTGAAGTTGGCTCAGAACATGGTTTTCCAAATCCCGAAACGGCCCCTTCCGAAGTAACTGCTATTACAACCAAGATGGGTGATGATATTCAGGTTTGGGGTTGTGGTGAATTTAAGAATGATAATGAAGAGATCACATATAATAAATGTGGTGATGAACGACAACTATTAGAACAGTTTGTTATGTACTGGCAACAGAATTGTCCTCATGTGATTTCTGGTTGGAATACCAAAACATTTGATACCCCATATTTGGTCAACAGAATTCGAAATATTTTAAATGAAACATGGGTCAAGAAACTCTCACCATGGGGATTTGTTAAAGAACAGAAAATCTTTGGTATGGGTGGTCGTGAAGTTCAGACATACGAAATATATGGTGTATCTGAATTAGATTATATGGAGTCGTATAAGAAGTTTACTTTTAAGAACCATGAATCATATAGATTAGATCATATTGCTAATGTAGAATTGAACCAAAAGAAATTAGATTATTCTGAGGTGGATACACTTCATGAATTATATAAAACTGATTATCAAAAGTTTATAGAGTATAATATTCAAGATGTAATGTTGGTTGATCGTCTTGAAAAGAAGATGAAACTTTTGGAATTGATTATGTCACTTGCATTTTTATCTAAATGTAATTTTACTGATGTATTTGCACAGACAAGAATGTGGGATTGTATTATTTACAATCATCTTTTAAAAGAAAAGGTTGTAATTCCTCAGAAGAAACGGGCACATAAAGGTGATATGTATGAGGGTGCTTATGTGAAAGCACCACAGAAGGGTAGACATAAATGGATTGTTAGTTTTGATTTGAATAGTCTATATCCTCATTTGATTATGCAGTATAACATTTCTCCTGAAACCATTTTAGGTACATGGAAAGATGATATGACTGTGAATGAATTATTAAATAAAGAATTTGATACATCAACTTGGAAAGAAAAAGATATAACTGTTACACCAAATGGTTCAGTTTATCGTAGAGACAAATATGGATTTCTTCCGAATTTGATGGAGAGCATGTATAATGATAGAGTAAAGTATAAGAAGTTGATGTTGGAAGAACAGAAAAAAGGCAGGAATGCTGATCCAAATAAACTATCTCAATATTTTAATTATCAACAAAATTTAAAAATCGCACTCAACTCTGCATACGGTGCAATGGGGAATCAATGGTTTCGATTTTATGATGAACGAAATGCTGAAGCTGTTACTGCCGCAGGACAGTTATCTATTCAATGGGCTGAAAAGGCAGTGAATAATTACTTAAACACTACATTAGGTACAGTAAATGTTGACTATATTATTGCTATGGATACCGATTCTTTATATGTTTGTCTTGATAGTCTTGTTTCTAGAGTTGGTTTGGCCGAGGATGGAGATGTCATCGGATTTTTGGACAAGTCATGTGGAAGAATAGAAGATGTAATCGAAAATTGTTATAATGAGTTGGCGGATTACACGAATGCATATCAACAAAAGATGGTCATGAAACGCGAAGTCATCGCTGATACGGGTATTTGGACGGCAAAGAAACATTATATTCTGAACGTTCATGATTCTGAGGGTGTTCGATATGAAGAACCAGAGTTGAAGATTGTGGGTATTGAAGCAGTTAAAAGCTCTACACCACAAGCATGTAGACAATCACTTAAAGAGATTTTTAATATTATTATTTCGGGTACAGAAGATGATGTGATTAGTTATATTGAAAAGTTTAAAGAAAAGTTTTTTGGTTTAAATATGGAAGAGGTTGCGTTTCCAAGATCGGTTAATGGATTAAAAAAATATAAAGATCCTGCGACAATCTATAGAAAGTCTACTCCAATTCATGTCAAGGGATCATTAATTTATAATCATATATTGAGAACTAAAAAATTAACAAGAAAATATCCTACTATTAAAGAGGGAGAAAAGGTTAAGTTCACTTATCTTAAAGATCCAAATCCTACGGGGGATAAAGTAATTTCAATAACTAATAGTTTACCAAAAGAATTTGAGTTAGAAAAATATATAGATTATGATACCCAATTTGAAAAGGCTTTTATAGAACCATTAAAAGGGGTATTAGATGTAATTGGCTGGGATACCGAACGGCGTTCAAGTCTTGACAATTTCTTTATATAGTGTATAATAGAGGTAACAATGGTGAGAAATTTTATGGTGATTATAAAAAAAAATAAGGAAAATAAATGAGTGATTATTTAGATAATTTATTAAAAGTAACAGGTAATGAGTTTGCAACGAAGGTTTCTGATGGGGTTGAGGCAGGAGATGTTTTAACTTATGTTGATACCGGAAGTTACATTTTAAACGCATTAGTTTCAGGAGATATTTATGGTGGAATCCCTTCGAATAAAATTACAGCTCTGGCAGGAGAGACTGCTACGGGCAAAACGTTCTTTGCTTTGGGTATGGTCAAACAGTTTCTTTCAGATAATCCTAGCGGCGGCGTTCTTTATTTTGAGTCTGAGTCTGCATTAACAAAGGACATGATTGAGGGTAGAGGTATTGATTCTAACAGAATGATTATTCTACCCGTTACTACGATTCAAGAATTTACACATCAAGCAGTCAAAGTAGTAGAAAATCATACAGAAGATAGGCCTATAATGATGGTCTTAGATTCTCTAGGAATGTTATCGACAACAAAAGAAGTTACTGACATTACCGATGGTAAAGAGACAAAGGACATGACGCGAGCACAACTTGTCAAAGGGTGTTTTAGGGTTTTGACATTGAAACTGAGTAAGGCAGGAATTCCTTTACTTGTCACAAATCATACATACAAACAAGTCGGCACAATGTTTCCACAAGATGTAATGGGTGGTGGTTCTGGCCTACAATATGCGGCATCTACAATCATTTTTCTTTCTAAACGAAAAGAGAAGGAAGGAACAGATGTTGTTGGTAATGTAATACATTGTAAAAACTTTAAGTCGAGATTAACTAAAGAGAATAAAAGAGTCGATGTTCTTTTACGATATGATCAAGGGTTGAATAGATATTATGGACTACTTGAATTAGCCGAAAAGTATGATATAATAAAGAAGGTATCAACAAGGTATGAAATGCCAGATGGAGCAAAAGTATTTGGTAAACAAATATTAAGTGATCCAGAAAAATATTTTACCGATGATATTATGAAATCTTTGAATGAAGCCGCACAGAAAGAATTTTTATATGGTGGTTTTGATGAAGAAAGTGAGGTAGTAGATGATGTATAAAGAATGTACAAATCCAAACGATCCTACAGATAATTCATTATGTGTAGTCGTGATGGATGATTCTCCTTTTGATGGCGCTGTAGTTAGATATACAACATTTAAGTTAGTCGAACAAGAATTAACTGGAGATGATATTGCTTGTCAATATGAATATGAGTTTGAGGTACCACCACACGATTTAGGACATGAAATTTCCGATGAAGACGGCCAAGCATTTGAAAAACGATTAGGAGAATGGGTAATAGAAATTATACAACGACAAATGGACAAATATGCAGCAAAGGATAGAGACATTAATACTTAAAAATTTAATACATAATGATGAATATGCTAGAAAAGTTTTACCATTTCTTAATAAAGAGTATTTTGAAGAACATACAGATAAATTGTTGTATGGTCATATAGATACTTTTATTAACAAATATAATAATCTACCTACTAAAGAAGCACTAGTTATAGAATTAGAAAATTCACCGTTAAAGGATGTAGAATTTGATAAAGTGACCGAGCTTCTAATACATGTAGAAGAACAAAATACCGATGAAAAACCAGATATTCAATGGTTGTTGGAAACAACAGAAAGATTTTGTCAAGATAAAGCAATTTATAATGCGGTTGTGCAATCGATTAAGATATTAGATGAACCTGATAAATCACAAAATGATAAAGGTGTTATACCTGAGTTACTTACCGATGCTCTTTCTGTTAGTTTTGATCCTCATATTGGCCATGATTATTTTCTGGACTCTGATGATCGCTATCTATTTTATCATAGGGTTGAAAAAAAGATTCCTTTTGATTTGGAATTCTTTAATAAGATTACTCAAGGGGGTTTATCCTCTAAAACTTTAAATATTGCTCTTGCTGGAACTGGTATAGGTAAATCCCTGTTCATGTGTCACCAAGCGTCTAGTTGTTTGTCTCAGGGGCATGATGTATTATACATTACACTAGAAATGTCAGAAGAGAGAATAGCAGAACGAATTGATGCGAACTTATTGAATATTAGATTAAATGATTTGGTGAGTTTACCAAAATCAATGTATGAAAAGAAAATGGATGAATTACAAAAGAAAATTAAAGGTAGATTAATTATTAAAGAATATCCCACGGCCGCCGCTGGCGCAAATCATTTTCGAACATTATTAAATGAATTAAATCTTAAAAGAAATTTTACTCCAGATATTATTTTTATTGATTATCTTAATATTTGTTCATCTTCACGAATAAAATCGGGTCAATATGTAAATTCTTACAGTTATATAAAGGCTATTGCTGAAGAACTCAGGGGTTTAGCAGTAGAATATGATGTTCCTATTATGTCCGCTACACAAACTAATAGGGCAGGATTTCAGAATACAGATATTGGATTAGAGGATACTAGTGAATCTTTCGGTCTTCCAGCAACAGCAGATTTTATGTTTGCTCTTATCAGTAATGAAAATCTTGAAGAAGCCGGTCAACTATTAATTAAACAGTTAAAAAATCGATATAGTGATTTAACTACTAACAAGAAATTTTTAGTTGGAATAGATCGTGCAAAGATGAAACTTATTGATCTTGGAGATGAATCTCAATCTGATTTAGTAGATACAGGAAAAGAAGAAAAAGAAGAAGATGTTCCTGCATTTGATAAGGCAACTAAAGGCCGGATGAAAGATAAAAAAGATTTTGGTGAATTTAAATTTAGTGAATAGTTAAGATGAAAATGCGATATTGGATAGGTGTACCTTATCTGTGTTTTGTTGGATATACAGGAGGAAGTATCATTGTAGAAGCAATAGTAATAGGTTTATTGTTTAGTATGATAGATGTGATAACCGGAGAACAAATTTGAGCGATGACAATATTATAAATTTAGAAAAATATAAAAAAGAAAGAAATAAGTGTAAACCTATTCCCACCCTTAAAGCCTTCCTACCGGATGCGTACTACATCTATCCTAACAAAGGATTGATGATCCATGTCCTATTTGTAACGGATAAGAGTATATTTTTTCCTAGAGGTAAAATTTATGTAATGGAAGACCAGTTTGGTAATTTATTTGCTGAGCCGGCCGATGAAGAAACATGCAAAGGATGGCATGAACTTCACAAAGATGTGTTTTTATATGCAATGTATAATAATTTATCTCCAGATGATTCCGATACTCCCACATAAAGACCATTGTTCTTATAAATATATCAGTAAATTCTATTTTCGGAGAGAGTAATTAATGAGGTCATTTAACCAACATAAACTCATGGTTGAGTTTGTAGAATATCTTTTTGAGTTTAATGTTAAAAAGCGAGCAGCTGGTTCAATAGCGACATGGGGTGCAAATAAGTTTAAAGATTTGCCGGGCTGGGTGATTGATGGTTTTAATCAAGCAGGAATTCAATTAACTTCTGATACAGTTTTTGAAATAACTGGTGTGGTACCTAATGCTAAAGAAATAGGTGTTGGTGATGAAGCTTTTGTTTATACCATTGTATTTAATCGTCCACCAGCAGATGGGGGTACGAATCAAGGTGTGGTGGTATGGAAACAAAATCCTAGTAGTTATTTTAAAGAACTTAAAGTGGGTAATAAAATAGAATGGGGTAGAAATACTGATGCTTTAGAAACTGCACAATGTCTTGGTGTATATCTCTCAAATGTAGATACAATTTTAAAAGACCTCAAAGATCCTTCCAAAGCTAGAGCCACACATACACCAACAATCAAAAGTATTTTAAGTAATGGACAAGATTGGGATAGTGGAGGTGTTAGTACATTATTGAAAAAAATGGATAATATGCCCGATGGTAATTGGACAGAAATGATTCTTTTAGCAAAAGGAATGCATAATTTTATAAGTGGCTATGGAAAGAATCTTGGTGGAACATTACATATTATTCATGGAAGCATAAAAAATTATTATAATGCAGAGGAATCTAATCAATCCGTAGAAGGGGTTAAAGAGAACACCGCTGATATGATTTTAGCAAATTCAGATGCATCTACTGTAATAGATGCAGTTAAGAATAAAGTTATTACATATGATAAATCTAAAAAATATTGTCATACCGATGATTCTTCAAAATCTGTTAAATTCTATCAAGTTTCTTTAAAAAAGGGTCATGATAATGCTCAATTAGGTAAAATGACTGGATTTTTAAAACAGGCCTATAATTTACCCGATTCTGTTGAATTATATAAATCTCTTGTAAAAGAATATATGGTTAATCATGATTATGAATTAGGTGAATTAAAT